ATGAGCGCCGTGCAGGTGTTGAATATCTGCAACCTGGCCGTTGTGCGCCCCGTGTTCTCGTCAAGGTATGGTTTTAGATATTCGTGCATGATGGCCTTTTGCAGGATCCGGTCCGTCTTTGTGTCCCGTGGCGGCTCGATGCAACTATGCAATCCTCCCTCGGCGTAGCAGTCAATGATAGACTTGCCATCAGAGGGGTTGCTCTTAGATGCAAGGCCACGCCCTAACTTGTTCCAGGCGTCGCGGCCAACCACCGTCATTGAAAAGCTCTCGGCGACCGGTCTCCCATCGTTGTCATAGTCCGGCTGCCCTGTCTCAGTGCCGACTACGGACATTTTGATAACCTGCCGGGCCTGGTCACTATATGTCACCCGTGGATCCTTTTCGGTGCGGGTGTACTCTCTATAGATATACACTTGACCATCTGGGCTGACTGCATACCAGCAAAAGTAGAAAGAATCCGCATACCCAGGGTCGTTGCCACGCCATCTGCGCCACCAGGGCGGTATCTTGAACGGCCGGCAAACGTGGATACTTTCAGTAAACTCCGGGAAGGCTGTGCCCTCACCGGCACTCATAGCCTCCTCTACAGTAGCCGGGTACTCCTGGCGCCAGGAATGAGGCATGGCTTTTTTCGTAGCCTCATACCATTCCTTAGTCCGCCTGGGATCCGTCCACCAGGGCAGAAACGTGCGGTCGAAACCATAATCATCCGGCTTAGCGCATATCTGCTCAAAAAATGATCCTCTCTTATTAGTGCTGAGCCCGATCACCTGGCCGCCGGTTGGACGGTTTACCGTCGGATAGATGCCGCTCCAGATATCTTCCGCCCACTGCTGGTAGGCCCACTCATCAATGATCACCAAGTTATCGGTAAAAGACCTGCCGGAACTCTGAGAGCTGGTAAGCGCTCTAAACGCAGACGTCATCCCGCCGGGGTGATCGATAGTGATAGTCTCCGTCGTAGAGCTCCAGACCGGTCCGTAAAAAACCGCCAGGCGCTTCTTGTTTTCCGGCGTCCGCTCCAGGGCCATCCAGGGCGGCAGCGCCCGTAAAATTACGGTAATCCGGCGCACAAGCTCTTTTGCCTCGCCCTCCGTGCGGGACACACCCGCAACGGTGTAGCCGGGAAAGAAGAGCATCCGCCAGACGGCGTAAGACAGCGCCAGCCAGGTCAGCCCCAGCTGCCGGGCTTTGAGAATGACCAAGAGCCGTTTGGCCAGGATAGCCGCCAGGGCTACAAGCTGCAGCGGCCACAGAAGAAGCTTGATCACCACACCGGCGCTGCCGGCAAGGGCCTCGTCCTTATCTTCTATGTACACCCAGCGCCTGATAAAGCGGGCGCAGGACTTTTTACACTTTAGGATTTCGCCCTCGATGTCCATCTCCGTTTTTGTGTGTTTTTTAGCCATAGCCTTTTAGTCTGCGGTACTCTTCTTTTGCGTACTCTGGAATATGTTTATCTAGCTGCTTGTGGAACAGAAGATACAGCGACAATGGAATACGGTTACTGCTGAAGAAATACATTGGGTTAACGTACATTTGTGTTTCAATGTGCCCGCCTGTATTAATCGTAGCTTTAGCCAATACACCGAGCCTGATCATCTTTTCAATAAACCTGTACGCCTGCCGAGGTTTTACATTCAATATCCCGGCTATCATGTCTATTGTGTATGCTTTTATGCCGCCATTGCCACGGTATCCAAGCATATTTGTGTTTGACCATATGCGCTTTGCAAGGCGGGCCATGCGCCCAATCTCCAGGTCGTTCATTTCCTCTGGAAAATCAACGTCGGTAAATGATTTACTGAACGATTTACGCGCCCAAAACAGGTACCCTTTTTCTTCATCGAAGGCCGGGGCAAAGTGCTTTTCGGTTTCCCTTATCTTCTCTCCGGTCTTTTCGTCCCAATCAGTAGTTCTCCTAATCACCAATTCCACCGCCTTAAATTATTGTCATGGGAAGGTAAAAACAACCCCTAAAAAGATGGGTAAATGACAATTAAAAAACAGCCTCAAACACTTGTGGCTGTAAAGGTGATACTAAATCGACCATGTAAAGATACAATAGTATATATTCTTTGTATCTCTGCATGCTAAAACCGCCTTTTTAAAATGAGAAAAATTTGTGAGAGGGGTTCTTAGTATTTCGACCACCCCCGGCCAGGGGGGAGGGTGCCCCCGCCCCCCCACCTGCCCCCCGCCTGGTACCTGCCTCCCCAGCGCCCCAGCAGCAGGCCGGCCCCCCGCCAGACCAGACCAGCCCAGCCCCGGCCGTGGCAGTGACAGCCCCAGCCGCAGTGTGGTAATAAGTTTGACCTTTGTCGCATGGAAAGAGGTTTTAGTTCCGCTAATAGACGCTATGTCAACTAGCCTCAAACCCGCAAAGCCTTGGTATCACTGGCTTTCTTGAAAGTTACCATAATTATTGTAGACTTTGACCTTTTGACCATTCCTGACATACTACATATAGTATGCCGGTTCGGCTGTTCGCCCCCGCTAAAGCTCGTCCAAGCACTAGGACGCGCCGCTTTAATCTGTAATCTCCGGCAGCACATCTAAACTGTCATCGTCGTCCTCCGCCAGCAATTTGCGAGCGGCATCCAGCTCTGTCTCCGTCATGCCGGCAATCCGGGATACCTGCATCTGCAGCGGGCCCCCGTCCGGGCCGGTGATTTCCTGCCGGTCGATAAACATACCGAGGTGCTTGGCGATAGAGTCCAAGGCGCCGATTTTGTTTGCTATCTTGTACTTTTTAAGATAGCCGACAAACCGACGACTGTCGCCTGTCCCCTCATATATCTCTGCTATATCCAAACCGGCGATGGCCGCGGCTGTATCGTCGTCCAGATCCGCGATCTCTCTGGGACTGCCGTCGGCGTTGAAAAGCTTACGCGGATCAAAAAAGCCCAGCTTTGCGTACTCCCGCAGGACTCTGTCCTGGGTGATTTCAGTGCGCACTTGGCGATCCTGCATGCGCTTTTGTATATAATCCGCGATTTTAGGATTTTTTAGGAGTCTGTGGCCTTCCACGCCAGCGGTATTGTCGCTCTTACAGCCCGGATAAGCCGCCCTATACGCTCTTACCGCATTAAAGTCCACCAAGTACTCATCTGCAAAATTAGCCTGCTTTGCTGTAAGCACCGTCGCCACCTCCCTCTATATAGCAAAAAACAGGTCCCCCGACCTGCTTTGCAAAATCTTCCACGGCATCCACCTCCTCTCCATATAATGAAGCTAAAATTTCACAAAAACAAATTTCCCTTACAGCCCCAACGCTTTGCGGGCTTTTTTGCGATTTCCCGGAAAAATATCAAAAATAGGTGTTGACAAGCTACCAGCCAGCATGATAGCATGTACATAGACAGACAACAGCATACGCCACCCAAACCCACCGCCCAGGGAAGCCAGGCATGAGGCCGGCCAAGGGCAGCGGGAAACCCGGAGGAGACAACAGCCGAACGAGGAGCGCGCCTGCGGGAACAAACGGTAAAAGCAGAGTGACAGCGGGCAACCGCTGGTAATGCTGGAGGCCTGGTCACAACCCCAGGCCAGAAAGGGGAATACATATGAAAATCAACTTTGATGAAGCAACAAAAATCCACTTCGCGACACTGGCAGCGGCCATAAACCACGCGCAAAACTTCGGTGGCTGGATATACAAGCCCGAAAGCGGTAAAGAGATCACTTGGTACAACGCCAGATACTACACACTAACCGCGATATTAGAAGATATCCCAGAAAGCGGCGAAGTGGGGATGCACAGTGACTTTAAAGCCGCATAAAGCCCACCTGACGAGCTGTAGACAGCGAAACCGCCCCCCGGGCGGTCGTGGGATAAAAATAAAAGGAGGACTAAAAATGAAAAACGCAACTGTAATCTTTGACAACGGAGGCGGAATCACTCTCCAGCTGGGCGAGTGGGGCCACTGGTACCAGGATCCTGCGCAGGCTGCTTGCGATTACATCACCTACCAGCAGGACGGGCATGCCGACGGCTGGGACGGCCACGAGCCGGACGCACTGGACCTGGACCCGAACTATGACGACATCCGCAACGGAGGCTACCGGGTATACGACGAGACCGAGATTGCCGACGCGCTTAAAGAGTACCAGGACGGCACCCTTGACACCGGATGGGGCAATCTGCAGGACTTTATCGCCGCACTCGCAGCCATCGAGACCGCCCTCGCTGGGCGAAAGATGGAGTACTACACTATCACTGACAGCGGCAAGGCTACTATCTGCGTAGACGGCAGAGAGGTAGCAATCTAAGCAATCCGCCTGACGAGGCCTGCCGGCTACGGGCCGAAACCGGGGAAACCCGGTCGCGGAAAGCCAAAATAAAAAGGAGCGTGTAACAATGAAAAAACTAACCGGAACTCCCAAACAAGTGTCCTGGGCTGAGGATATCCGGGCCAGATACCATGAGACAGCCAAAACCCTGCGCACGGCCGTCGAAACCTACAGAGACCTTACCCAGGTAGAAGTTATAGACCACGACCCCATTTTCGGAGACGAAACCCGCAAGGAGTACGCCAGGACCTTAACCCCCGCGCAGGAAGGCGCGATCGCAACAGCTACCCGCTGGGCGCCCGGATACGACCGCGACAGACCCGGCAAAGCAGGTTCCTGGGTAATCGACAGAGAACGGGCACTCATAGCCGCGGGAGCCGACCACACCAACAGAAGGGCTGTGGGAGACAGAATAGAGGCCACAGTCACCAACCTGGAAGCCGCGCTGAACACCGAAACCGACGCCAAGTACTGGATAGACAGGCGCTAGCACACACCGGCCCTTGTGCCGGGCAGGGTCCCCACTCGTTGGAGGTCCTGCCGGGTACAAAGCCCGCAAAAAAAGGAGGACTAAAAATGAGCATATACGGCAGTATCGGCTTTACTCGCCGAGACAAAACCCCGGCGCACTGGCGGCCTGACTACAGGCTGACCACAAAAGCCAAAAGCGGCATACAGGCGCTTGAAGCAGAAAAAGAACGGTTATTCCGTGCGCTCGAAGCGCTGCCGGATGATATGCCGGATGCCGAGTACGACCAGGCCGAGAGAGACATCCGGGTTAAGCTGGACGCGCTGGTCGAGCGTGAGGACAGCATCCGCAAGGTCAACCCGAGATAAGCCCACCTGACGAGTCGCTGAAAATTGCGACGAAAGCCCTTCGGGGCTCGTGGGATAAAATAAAAAGGAGCGTGTAAAAAATGAAATCACCCGCACAAATCACAGCCAGTGTCTGCGAATCATCCAAATGGTACATAGTCCCAGAATACCGCGTCATGCTCGTGCACGATAACAGCAGAAGCGTCAAGGCCACGGGGAGCAAAAAGCAAGGCATTGCAAGCCCCAAGGA